TGATAAGACCCCAACTCTTACCACCACCGGCAGGAGCAACAACGACTCCTAACTCTCCGTTCGCGAGTCCTCCTGACATTATATCATTGATTACATCCCAATTAGTTGCAACACACGTTCTTGCACCTTCACTATATCTCTCTTCAATGTGAAGTTTGAAAATGTGTCCTATGTCTTTGTCACTACCGGCTTTCAATGCCGAATCAACGGTTTTTTTGATTTGGTCAAACTTTCCAGATTTCAACAAATCAACGCTCGTAAGAATTGCTTGCTTCATACGTTGATTTTTGGAGAACTCAATGACTTCATTCTTCACATATTCCAAGTCGGGAGAGTTTTGTAGTTTGTATGACTCTTTTAGATTATCTACAATTCCAGCACGAAGTAGTTTATCTTCAACTGGGATGAGAAGGGATTTGAAAACTTCTGCCGTTGGTGATGATTTGAATTTACGATGATAATCTAAAATCTTCTCTACTATCCAATTATTGTATTGAGATTCAAAGTAGCCAGGTTCTAATAAATCACTGACTTGTCCCAAGAACGCCTTATCACTGATAAGACAGGAAATAACTTTTGTTTGAAACGTATGTCCGTATTCCGAAAGTGTATCTTGCATTTGTTATCGTTCGTATATGTTGGTTTAGTTATGACTACAATATACGAAAGTGAATTGAATTTACCAAATCAAAGTTCGTGTTCCCATTTGAAAAAATTTCCACGAATACCTTTTTTATATCCCTTACCCGATAAATGAGTTGATAAACTACTGAAACCAGTATTCAACAATATAACCCATTCTTTTGACGTTTTACGTTGTCCTTTATATTCGCCACTTACACAAATAATATATCCTTTGAATTGAGGGTGATTTTCACCGGAATTTAGTAAACTCAATTTTCGTTTTGTATCTTCACTCACAATATGTCCAAGATGAGATTTACTTATATTTTGTCTTCTTTCTTCTGAAAATTTCTTCCCTATAAGAGATTGTCTTATTTTTTCTCTGGTTTTTGTGCTCACCTGTTTTCCATACATAAAGTGTTTTTCGCCTCGTCGGGATTCACTCATTCTTCGTTTAGATTCTTCCGAATGTTTCTTTTTCGGTTTTCCTTTACGTGATTCACTCATTTTTCGTCTGGTTTCTTCAGAATGAGATGGACAACCATAACTATAATTGTGGGTATTATAAAAATTAGGATCTCCACCGGCATCATAATAATTCAACCAGTATTCCTCACGTTCCATTAGTTCTTTACTTGAAGAACACACTTCAAGTATTTCTTTTTTGAAGTTTTCTTTTCCATATTTTTTGATTGCTTTTTTTAGATAAGTTCCAGAACCAATATAGTTTGGGTTATTGTGTTTATCTTTACCAATGTATTGTTTTCCGTTCACCAAATTGGTGGTCTTGTAGATAACCATATAGTCCTCCATTTTCTTTTATTTGATTTGTTTGTTTGTCTACTAATAAATATCAAATAAAAAGAAAAGCCGTGGAATCGGAGGAGATTTTGTAGGAGCTGACAAACAAACTACGAATCAAATGAATTCCACGGCCTTATGTTTATAACTATCTATTCAACAATTTTAGTTCTATATGAATCCAACGATTTGAAGTTTGTGGATAACCAATCATCCCAACCATTCATTACGGCACGGAGTTTATCTTGAACACACATTGTATCGAGTTGAATCTTATTCATACTACCAATCTCTCCGTCAACCATACCACGTATGTTTGACTTTGTTGAAGATGGAATATCAACGTCTAACAATTGCATCAACTGATAATTTCTTTCTAGGTTAGGAATGTTTTGTTTTAGTTCTGTCATAACTTTGGCTTTACCATCATACAATTTACAACTTTCTATGAACTCTTCCAAAGGAATTCTTCTTGGTTCTGCTAATTGTGGAAAGTGTTTTTGAATTGTCTTGTCTCCCATACCACGGATTCCTGGAATAGAGTCGGAGTTATCACCGAGTAGGGCTTTGTAGATGGTGAAGTTTTCACACGAGATTCCATACTCCTCTACCAAGTTTTGAGGGTTATACATTTTCTTTTTAGTAGGAACATAAACATTTACTCTCTCTGAAACCAATTGGAGAAAATCTCGGTCATTGGATAAGATATAAACCTTTTCCTTGAAGTAAGATGCCAAATAAGCGATAACATCATCAGCTTCAATATGGTCAACCACGATTGTTGTGAGTGGAAGATTTTGGAGGTATTCGTAAAGACGAACCATTTGGAATTTCATTGAAGCTTGTTCGTCAGTTATATCTTCAAAACCGACGGCACGATTTAGTCGTGATTTGATTGCACGTCTTTCCTTGTAGTTATTGTAAATCTTACGTCTACGATGAGACCCACCTTTTCCATCAAAGACCATTATAACTCGTGTTGGACGAATCATACGGATTGCAGCACCGAGTGATTTCAAAGTGCCTACTAATCCTCCGATGTGTTCTCCATCTTCGTTGAGTGTGGGGATTGCGCTGAAACATCTGATGAATGTGTTGGTTGAATCAACTATAAGAACCCTACTATCTCTATGGAGGTTCTCTGAATCTTTATGCTCTTGTTCTACTTCGTTTAGAAGTTCTTTATACTTTCTAATCATCACAACCATCCCGTTATTATTTAGTGAGTTCTAATATACGAAATTTTTATGAGATTTCCAAATCAGAGTTCGTGTTCCCATTTTAGAAAGTTTCCTTTGATACCATTATGGTATTTTTTACCCTTCAAATGGCTATAAATGTGTGCCTTGGATATTCCAAGAATTGATGACCACTTTGAAGTTATATGTCTTTCTCCAACATATTTACCACCAATACATACAACATAACCTTTGAAGTATGGATTTTTTTCTCCAGCAACCACTTCACTTATTTTCTTTCTGTGTTCATCTGAAAGAGTTTTCCCTTTCAGTTTACTAGGTCTTCCTTTCAGTTTTTGACTTATTTTTGCCCTAGCTTCTTCTGAAAGTTTTACCCCATACATATGATTTTTTTCACCACACCTATCTATACGAAGTTGTGATTCTCTCATTTTTCTTTTTGTCTCGTCAGAGATATATTTTCCTGTATGGGATATGCTAAGTTTCTTCCTAGTTTCTTCCGATAACACTTTACCTACCTGTGCCAAACTCATTTTTTGTTTTGTCTCATCTGAATGATGTTTTCCCCAATTTGGGTTTTTTTCTCCACGAGTGGATTCACTCATTTTTCGTTTAGATTCTTCTGAATGTTTCTTTCCGTAAAAATGATTTCTTTCCCCTTTCAAAATGACACCAGTACCAGAATTCTGTAAATTATAAAACATAGGATTATTACCAACGTCATAATAGTTCAGCCAGTATTCTTCTCGTTCCACCATTTGTTCAAATGATGAACACTCCTCAATAACTTCCTTCTTGAAGTTTTCTTTACCATACTTTTTGATTGCCTTTTTGAGTAAAGGACCAGAACCGAGATAGTTTGGATTGTTGTGGCTGTCTCTGCCAATATATTGTTTTCCATTCACCAAATTGGTGGTCTTATAGATGACCATAACGTTCTCCTATTCATTTGATATGTAGTTGTTTCTCTACCAATAAATATCAAATTCAAAAAGAAAAGCCGTGGATTCGGAGCGATTGTGTAGGAGTCGAGAAACAAACTACGAATCAAATGAATTCCACGGCATTTTCAAAACGAAACCAATTTAGTCATCCAACAAAGGTTCATCAGAGATAATGACGTCATCTAAACGAACTTCATCGGTTTTTTGGTAAACCATTATAACCTTTTCGGCAATGTCATCATAAACTATTTCCGCGCGGTTTGGGTCGGAGATAATCTTCTCCACAAAATCCTTGCCCTGAAACTTTATGATTTCACCGGTACGTTTATCGGTATATTCATACCAAGCACCACTCTGGCGAACTAACCCATACGTTTTCATTGTTTCCAACCACGATGAGTAATCATCTATTCCACTATCAAAATAAACGGAATACTCGGCAGTTCGTGAAGGGGGCCCGCAACGATTTTTTACCAACTTTGCCTTTACTTTGGCACCAATTATCTCTTCTACACCATTTATCTTTCCCTTGATAGCCCCAACAGATGATAGACGGATTCGTACAGAGGCGTGAAATGGAATTCCCTTACCACCAGGAGTAGTCCACGGGTCAGAGAAAGCCGGTGCATTCAACTTTTGACGAAGTTGGTTTGTAAAGATAAGGCAGATACGTTCACGACCAATCAAGTTCGTAATCTTTCTCATCGCCTTTGAGATGATGAGTGCCTTAGCAGTTGCATAACCATCCTTATCAAAGTCAGCCGCCATCTCTGTCTTTGTTGAAGCTCCTGCAATAGAGTCAACAACGATAGTCACAAGTCGGTTCTTATCCGATGAACGAACCTTCTCAATGATTGTCTCTACCGTTTCAAAGATGTCTTCCACCGTTTCAAG